CAAGCCTTCCCACGGCGCGTCTCTGGCCCTCTCACGACTGCATCAAGGTGCGGCTCTAGCACCATTGAGTGAACAGCAGTGCCAAGGTCCATGGCGACTGATGACTTGAAGCGCTTATTCTTCCAGTGGAATAGGCTTGATGTCAGGACAGTCTTCACATCAGATGAGCTGATTGCGTCACTGCTGTGGTATTCCTCGTTTGATAGGTCGTGCCTAATCATTCATAATCTCCCTTGTGACGTAGCAGAATGTCTCGAAGTCCATTTCTACTGTGTAGCTGTGGTCGCACGGCTGTAGCGCGGCCATAGGAATAACGCAGCGCATTGGCTTGCGGTCGTATTTGTAGAGCAGCGCAGGGAACTTGCCTTCACGCTTTGCTGCAACACAAGTCTGCTGCCACCACGCCGACTGACCACCAATGGGTCCGTCCTTGTAGCGCTTTAACTCTAGTGTGAACGGGAATGCTGGATCGCTTGGGATCAAGTCGCCATGTTCACCAGCACGATACTGCTCTAGGTCGCGCTTAAAGCTGATGCCCAGTTCGTCGAGCAGCATCTTTGCGACTTCTCTTTCCCAAGCAGCGCCTTTGTTGCGACCGTTGACCATCACCCCTGCTCCGACTTAGCCGCCTGCAATGCGCAGTGTCGCAAGTAAGTTGCCAGCGCCATGCCAGCCTGAGCAGCAGCACGGGTAAGTGTGGCGTGCTGATCTTCGGTCAATATGACCCGACTTTCTTTCTTCATAGCAAATCTCCTATGCTGTGCCGCCGACCATATAGGATAAAAAATGTAGGTCAAGTGCATTTTAGGTATTGCAATAGGATCATTGTTGGATTAGTTGTTGTGCATCGAAACCAACCATCCAGAGGAAACATCATGGAAAAATCAGTCATCATCACCAACGTCCACGAGCGCGGCTTCGCGTTTGCTGTGACATCAGAAGGCGAGCAAGTGTTCGTCCCGCCATACGCCAAGGACGGCTTTAACGTCACTGCTGGAGATAAACTGGACGCAGTGCTTGTGCCCAACACATCTGACCCATCACGCAACGGCACACCTTGGATGGCCGTGCGTTTGGTCAGCGAGCAACACGCAGAGCCAGTGCCGCCAGTTTCAGAAGCACCAGTGCGCAGCATGGCATCGCTAGATGAGGAAGTTTACAGCATCATCTGCTCTGAGGCTTACGTCACCAGCGCAGACATTGCCGACCGTGCAGGATTGGATGACACCCGCACTGCTGGCAACTCTGCCAACCGCCTGTTCACCGCAGGTCGCATTGCCAAGGCTGACGTTTACAACCGTGTCGGCCAGCAGCGCCCGTCGTTTATCCTGTACGCTGAACACGCTCACAACTTCGTGGAGTCAGACCAATGATCTTCACCGCAGCAACATGCCTCGCCCTCACAGTTTACCACGAGGCCCGCTCGGAGCCTTATGACGCGCAGCTCGCAGTCGCCGAGGTGGTCATTAACCGCAAGAACCATCCTGACTTCCCTGACACCGTGTGTGGCGTCATGAAGGAACACCGCACGCCCGCCAGCAAACCGTGGGCCTGCCAGTTTAGCTTCTACTGCGACGGCAAGAGCGATCAGCCATATGACGCCGTGGCGTGGTCAGTTGCGCATGAGGTGGCAACACAGGCGCTCTCAGGCGATGTTCTGGGCCACGGTGCGCTCTACTACCACACGCATGAGGTGTCGCCTGCGTGGCGTCATAATCTCATCAAGGTCGGCGGTATCGGCGGTCACGTCTTTTACACTGACGGCGAGTGCTGGCTGTCGATGGGTTGCAGCAAACGACCAAAGGCGAGGGGCGAGCAATGACTGAGCGCAAAAGCGGTATGACAGATCGCCAAATGGAGGCAATTCTAAATGAAGTATTTCTTGTCATTATGCCAAAGCATCGTGAGCGGATGGAGGAAAAAGAGAATGAACACACTGCCGATAAACATTGACCGTGAGCTGCAGGAGCTAGGCGTCCTGCCAGCATCAACGCTTGATGACGATATGGATGATGTTCGTCAGAAGTTGACCACAAGCAGATACAACACGCCGATCTTTGACGAAAACGGCGAACCAGATTTTTAAGGGAACCAACATGGCAAATAAATTCAACCCAGACACCGCACTGATCTGGGATATGCACGAACAAGGCTACACCAATAAGGCAATCGCAGAGCAGAACGGCTGGGGAATACACAAGGTAGCGTCGGCTATTAGCCGTGGCCGTGAGCGAGGCACTCTTGCTCGACCAAAGCTAATGACGGCAGTTGACCACCGCAGGCGCTTCGGCGGCATCCGCAGAGGCTCAATCAGCGATGTTATGATGGGGCTGAGTGAAGATCGTCAGGAGTGGCTGGTCAGCAATGCATTTGAGCAAGGCTACAACAGCATCGCAGAATACCTGCTGGACGTAGTGCTGGACATTTACGACCAAGAACATGGAGAAGATCAATGAACAGTGACGAACTTAAAAGCTACATCGAGCGACTAGAGGCTGAGCTTCATAACGTGGCGTCAAAATACAGGGGCGTTCGGCCATCATGGGTCAGCACTGATTTGGCCTTGCTGCGAGACCGCATTGACCGCCACAAAGAGCAGCTTCGGGAGTTAGAACTATGAACGAGAAAGAGTTTGTTGAGACAGCCAAGCGCGCACTGCCGTCGGGCGTGAGTGTAGCGCAGCTAGCCATCATGCACGGCATCACTGAGCAACGTGTTTATTCTACACTGCACAACCACGGCTACAGCGTGTCGGAGTTGAGGAACAAGGATGCACCGACCCGCAAGCAGGTCACACAGCGCAAGCGCTATCTGCAAGAGAAGCAGAACGCTCGCAGGGCAGAAGCCCGCAAGCAGCAGATGACAGACAAGAAGATCGTCAAGCGGCTTAAGGACAGGCTGGACCTGATTGAAGATAAACGAGAGCGCTTTGAGGTGGCTTACGGTGTGGCCATGCTGACCTTCGAACGCAGGCAGGCACGCGAGAATAATCGGCCACCGTTGCCAGTGTCGGCAGAGCCTATCGTGTGAATGATCGTGCAGGGCGCGGTTGCGTTAGAAATGTTGGCGCATTTGGCGGCGCATCCCGTCACCCACATTAAAATATGTTGAAGTGAAACGCCCTGCACGAAACGTAATACCAAAGCTGGCGAAGGCTGCAATAGCTAACTTAGCTAAGTTGCGCGAACCAATCCAAATCGGCCTGCTGCGCCTCAAGTGTGAACTCGGAACTGTTGAGTGACCACTTGGGCGCATCTTCGCGTAAGAACATTCGTACTAACGGCTCCCCATCAAACATGGCCACAAAAACGAAGACTTCTGCGTTACTGTTGCCGATATGGAACCGATACACGTTCTTCTTGACCATCGTGGTGGCGCACGTCTTAACTTCAACGCGCATAACCCTGCCAGAGTTTGTGGTGACGTGCAGATCGCAGCCAGTGCCGTCAACTCTGAGCGTCTCCAAGCCGACACTCTCAAGTAGGTAGGCAACGTAATGCTCACCGACCCTGCCGACCTGCTTTGGAGACTTCTTTCGCACGGCTACTTCCCGCAAATAGCCCTGCGCTTATCGTTATGCTCGACGATCTGCCGAAGTAACCGCGGGTCACTTTCGACTAGCTGGTCAACAACCGTATCAGAGCCAAGAAAGATGGGGTCTGACAAGTCGCAGTATGTGTCACCGCTGATCGTCATTCCGCACCCACTCACGAGCACGATGGGCAATAGCATCGTCGCTAAGGTTTTGTACGTCATTCTGTACGTCCTTTGCTGTCATCAGCTTGTCCAGCCGATCATCTTTGATCTCGTACTCAAGCTCCTGCTTGCCGTCAGCACGACCACGGAAGTAGATCGTCACAACGGCCAGCAATGCAGCACCAATGAGCGCAGCATACATCTTCAGCTTTGCGAATACGAACATTATCTGTCGCCCTTGTTCCACTTGCCAAGACGCTCTAAATCAATCACCCCCAGCGCAATCATCGCCACTACTGCTAGTGCGCCCATTATCGCTAGGTTTTGCCACGGTAGACCACCGATAACACCAACAAGGGGTGTGGCGGCAGATGCTACCTTCGCAACGCTCGACGCTTGTATAGTCTTGGTCTGAGTAATCTTCTGGCGCTCCGGCTTCTTGGGCGTCTCTGCTGCGTTCAGCCATGGCGTCACCTGAAAGCAAGGACACATCTTGGCCGAAACCTCATTGTGACCACGCACCTTTGTGATTGATGGGTATTCCATGCGAAGACTAGAAATCAGCTTACGCAGCGCTCGGTCCTGCTCAGGGGTAAAATGCTCATCGAACTTATCGTCCTGATCGCCGCCATGACCACCCCAAAGCGCAATGCCAACAGAGCCAGCATTATGGCCGCGAGCGTGTGCGCCTGTTTTCTCAATAGGCCGACCTTCAGTCACGGTGCCATCTCGGTCCACAAAGTAGTGGTAGCCCACTTGTGAGAAATTACGGTCTAAATGCCAGCGCTCACACTCAGCAGCCTTCTCGCTTGAACGACGGTCAGCCCACCACTCAGGTCGAGTAGCAGTGCAGTGAATAAAGATACTGTCTAGGTGGCGCATATTATTTCCTATTTTGACATGCCGTCAGACAGCAGGATTATCTCTAATCGCT